TCTGAGAGTATACCGACCTGGATACCAAAAGCCCCACTACAGTTACATAGTGAGGCTAGGTGCTGCTATCTATTGCTTAAGACATTCAGTATCTCTTAGTTACCTATATGAATCAATGAGTTAACTATTAGTTTGTCTACAGTCTGTCATATTTACATATATTGGTTCAGGTTTTGCGTATGTTCTCATAGTGACCCATGTGCATACTGAACGTACACTGTAGAGAACTGAAGGCTACCGGAGGGGGGAACGGTCAACACTACACGTAGAGTAACCTAGTCGCATTTTTCACAATTTTTATTCCCCCTAGGGGAATCTATTGGTTAACTAGAGTGAACGTAGAGATACCTAGGGACTCCTTAGAGCTATCTTTAAGTTAACCTGTGGTTACCCTTTTAGTTTACTGAGTGAGTGACCACAGGGGTATCTTAAAGAGTCTACTTAAGTTACTTTCCTTTGATATGGTTATATATCATGGGAAGGATTACACTTAAGATTGAATCTATAAGATAACCTTAAGATACTATAAGATACCTATAGAGTAATCTATAAGTATCAATCTATCTCATTACCCCTATGACCCACCGTTAGGATTGTAAGTCCTTGATTACTTATGTAACAGTGTTGATTTGATTGAACTTTCAGGTAATCTTTAAGTGGACTTTAAGTTACCATCAGATTACCTTTAAGTTTATCTAAAAGTCTACCCAAGAGTCTCCTCGGTTTCCTTCATGACCTGACATATCCATAAACTTATTTAGAGCCTCTTTACGGAGTTCTTCTAAGTGGTCATCATGGACAGTATCCTGATTCTTTCTCAGGGCTTCCTGCCAGTACGCAATAGCACCAGCGAGAGCATCCAATCTATCATCATGTACTAGACTGCCTCTATCACGAGTAATACGTGTCAGTTGGTAGAACAGTGAGAACCTAGGGTCATCACACTTGAGGTCATCTTCAATCACTGAACGAGCTACTACGAGTCTATGTTGAGCTAACACAGGTTCAAGTGTATCAATGATACGTTTCTCTTTCTGTGTGTTAGTTCTATTAGATTCAGGGTTGATAGTGACAGGATAGATAGTAACCATCACAGCCTCTAGCAATGTCTTGAACATACCATCACCAAAGTTATCCTCAATGTCAATGAAGGTAACCTTATGTGTCTTTGCGAGATTGCTCAGTGCCTTAAGGGTACTCTCAGAGTAACCTTCTTTGAAACCTCCAGCAGCTACAAGATACAACATACCATTAAGATGTTTAACGATAGCGTAACCTGTTTCATCCTTACCACGACCTGAGGGGTCAATGAACATGACACAGCCTTGGTAGTCCACCCATTCAGGAGAGGCCCACATAGGTTTATGCCATCGGTCACCGGAGAGGCCTACAGATTCAATGTTTACTAACTGCTCTTTACCTGAAGCCCATGACACCTTCACAGGAGCTACATCAAGGTGTAAATCCATTACAGCAAAGTCAGATAACTTCAGAGGGAACTTATCAACATCACTTAGACTTGTATCCAGCATGAACTGAAGTGCAAAGCCAGCCTTACCATAGGAAGCCTCACGTTCCACTAAGTCTAGGTCAGTGAATCGTGCAGGGTCTGTAGGTCTACCACGACCACTACAGTCTTGACCTAAGTTAGGATTCAGCTTAAGTGCATCAGTAATGAAGTTAGCTAAGTGTCCTTCGTATCTCTCAGGGTTCTTAGGGTATCTACAAGTCCAAATCTTAACCTCATACCCACGTTCCGGTAGAGACTTATAGATAGACATTTCAGACTGAGGAGTACCTAGATAGGTAATATCACCACCGGGTAGAATAATCGCATCAAACTCTTTAATAATGTTTAGGAGACTATCCCTAGCTGTCTGTGTAACAGAGTTGTTTAAGGACTCAATGTCATCTGCAATAATACAACTAGCACGAGAACCAGTAAGTTGACCAGTGATACCCACAGATTTAACTGAGGGGGCATGAGCCGGGAGAGCTGGAGCCACATCAAAAGCAATATTAGAATCTCTTTGACCTTCTTTAGCTTTGAGGTGAGATAAGAAGGGAACGTCATTGATTAACCTTTTAGTAAATATTGAGAAGTCATCAGAGCGAGTCTTACTTGCAGACACCACTAATATTTTCTCTTGGGGATTATTAAAAAGTCTCCAGCAGGCATAGCCTGAAGTAATCCAACTCTTACCCACGCCCCGGAAGG